TGTGCAACGCGCCCTCCTTGAATCGTTAAAGAACTACACAAAAACTGGCAAACGCTAAATAATGCAAGAACCACGTTACTCAGCGCAAGATGAGATGGAACTCATGGCGCGGTTATGGTCGCCTGCCATCAAAGACAACCCACTAGCGTTTGTCATGTTTGCTTTTCCTTGGGGTGAGCCTGGCACACCGCTTGAACACTTCACTGGCCCACGCAAGTGGCAGCGTCAGGTGTTGTCCGACATCGCCGACCACATCAAACGCAACGATGGCAAACTTGACTTCGATGTCTTGCGACTTGCAATCGCCTCTGGTCGTGGTATTGGTAAGTCTGCCTTGGTCAGTTGGCTAGTGCTATGGATGATGACAACAAGGATAGGCGCCACGGTCATCGTGTCCGCTAACAGCGAATCACAGCTACGCTCCGTAACATGGGCTGAGATCACTAAGTGGTCGTCCATGTCAGTGAACACCTACTGGTGGGAGATCAGCGCTACGCGTGTGATGCCCGCCAAGTGGCTGACCGAACTCGTTGAGCGTGACCTGAAGAAAGGCACCCGCTATTGGAATTTAGAAGGTAGATTGTGGAGTGCTGAGAATCCTGACGCGTTCGCCGGTGTGCATAACTACGATGGTGTAATGGTCGTGTTTGACGAAGCGTCTGGTATTGACGACTCCATCTGGGCGGTGACATCGGGCTTCTTTACAGAGAACACGCCCAACCGCTTTTGGTGTTGCTTCTCTAACCCGCGTCGCAATACAGGCTATTTCTACGAAGCGATCGAAGGTAGCAAACGTGACTTCTGGCAATCTAGGCAGGTTGACGCTAGAGATGTAGAAGGTACTGACAAGAACGTATACAACCAGATCATTGAAGAATACGGCCCTGACTCTTACCAAGCGCACGTTGAGGTGTACGGCTCGTTCCCTTCAGAAGGCGACGATCAGTTCATTCCATCATCCCTAGTGGACGACGCCATGAAACGGGGAAAATGGCAAGATGACTCCGCGCCCATCGTCATCGGCGTTGATCCTGCGCGGTTTGGTTCGGACTCGACAGTCATTGCTGTGCGCCAGGGCAGGGACATCGTAGAGATTCGCAAGTTCAAGGGCGACGACACTATGACAGTAGTTGGCCATGTGATTGAAGCAATCGAGCAGTATCAGCCAGCCGTAGTAGCGATTGACGAAGGTGGACTTGGCGCAGGTGTTGTAGACAGATTGAAAGAGCAACGCTACAAGATACGGGGTGTAAACTTTGCAAACAAGAGCCGCAACCCCATGATGTACGGCAATATGCGCGCCCAGATATGGGGGCAAATGAAGGATTGGCTCAAATCGGCGTCTGTGCCGAAAGAAAAAACGCTTAAGACTGACTTGATTTCACCGCTGATGAAACCTGACTCTAAGGGCGCTATTTACTTGGAAAGCAAAAAAGACATGAAAGCACGGGGCTTGGCGTCACCTGACTCGGCAGACGCTATCGCGCTAACCTTTGCTTTTCCTGTTGCACATCGGGAAAGTCGTAATACAATCCGTAAACCAACATACCAATCACAAGGCGCTGCCTTTAACTCATGGATGGGATCATAAAATGCCACTGAAAAAGTCAACAAGCAAAGAAGCGTTCCGTAAGAACGTGTCAGCCGAGGTCAAAAGTGGCAAGCCCGTCAAGCAGGCAGTAGCCATTGCGTATTCAGTCAAGCGTGAAGCAGCTAAAGGTAAGAGTAAAAAATGAGTTTAAAGCCATTGAGTAATTGCGTCTTAATTCGTCAAGACACAGAAAAGTTATCTGAATTAATAGTTTTACCCCAAAACAAATTATTTAGCGGTATCATAGTGGCAATTGGCGAAGGTAAGAAAAGCCCAAAGGGGCATACTGAGCCTATGAGCGTCAAAGAAGGCGACCATGTGCTATTCGGTGAGTTCTCCGGGCAAAAGGTTACTGTTGACGGCGAAGAATTGTTGATGATGCGCGAACCTGATGTGATCGGAATACTAAATGGCGTATGACCAAACCTCGATGAATATCGTCGGCAAAGTAGCCGATGTAGGCAGTAACCCCACGGCTACACCTGAAGATAAATCAGAAGCACTTGCAACAATGCGCCATCGCTTTCAAATGGCGATGTCTGCGTATTCTGAGAGCCGTGAGGACGAGCTAGATGACCTTCGATTTATGGCTGGTTCTCCAGATAATCAATGGCAATGGCCTGCTGACGTATTGGCAACTCGCGGTTCTGTTCAAGGACAGACCATCAACGCGCGCCCATGCCTCACAATCAACAAACTGCCACAGCACGTCCACCAAGTAACAAACGAACAGCGTCAAAACCGACCCTCTGGGAAAGTAATCCCTGCGGACGACAAAGGCGACATCGAAGTAGCTGAAGTGTTTGAAGGTATGGTTCGCCATATCGAGTATATGTCTGACGCTGATGTGGTGTATGACACCGCTTGCGAAAACCAAGTGACATACGGCGAAGGCTACTTCCGTATTTTGACCGAGTTCTGTACTGATAACAGCTTTGACCAAGACATTCGTTTAGGCCGTATTCGTAACGCATTTAGCGTTTACATGGATCCGATGATCCAAGACCCTGCTGGTCAAGACGCTGAATGGTGTTTTATTAGCCAAGACTTAGAAAAAGAAGAATATGAGCGTCAATATCCTGACGCAGCGCCGATTACTTCGATTATGTCCCAAGGTGTAGGTGATTCTTCCCTATCCCAATGGATTGATGAGAACACAATCCGTATTGTTGAGTATTTCTACTATACGCACACCCCAACTAAGCTGAATTTGTACCCAGGCAACCAATCATTCTTTGACGGGAGCCCTGAAGATAAAAATATGAAGCAAATGGGTTTGAAACCCATCAAATCTCGTACTGTAGATGTCAAAAAAGTCATGTGGATGAAGTCCAATGGGTATGAAATCTTGCAAGAACAAGAATGGGCTGGTAAATGGATCCCTGTGATCCGTGTAATCGGCAACGAATTTGAAGTAGATGGCCGTATTTATGTGTCAGGATTGGTAAGAAATGCCAAAGATGCACAGCGTATGTACAACTACTGGGTATCTCAAGAAGCTGAAATGCTTGCATTGGCTCCAAAAGCACCGTTTATCGGTTACGGCGGTCAATTTGAGGGCTACGAACAGCAATGGAAAACTGCAAATACGACCAATTGGCCGTATTTGGAAGTTAATCCCGATGTTACTGATGGAATGGGCGCAACATTGCCACTTCCACAACGCGCGCCGCCTCCTTTGGCACAAACTGGACTTATCCAAGCCAAAATGGGCGCGTCCGACGATATCAAGTCCACTACTGGACAGTATGACTCGAGCTTAGGTGCCACAAGCAACGAACGCTCGGGGAAAGCTATTCTTGCCCGTGAACGTCAAGGCGATGTCGGTACATTCCACTACGGCGACAACCTTACTAAAGCAATTCGCTTTGCAACTCGTCAGTTAATTGACCTTATCCCTAAGATTTACGACACCGAGCGTATTGCTCGCATCGTAGGTGTGGACGGTGAAGTGTCAATGGTCAAGCTAAACCCTGACCAACCTGAAGCGGTAAAGAAAATTGTTGACCAAGACGGCATTGTGATTGAAAAAGTCTACAACCCTAGCGTTGGTATCTACGATGTGGTCGCTACTACTGGCCCAGGCTACATGACCAAGCGCCAAGAGGCATTGGAAGCTATGGCTCAGATCCTTCAAGGCAATCCTGAGTTGTGGAAAGTGGCTGGCGATCTATTTGTTAAGAATATGGATTGGCCTGGCGCTCAAGAGATGTCTAAACGCTTGGCTAAAACGATTGATCCGAAGCTTATTTCCGATACCGACGAAGATCCTGCTTTGCAAGCTGCTCAACAGCAAATGCAAGCAATGGCTCAAGAGATGGAAGGTATGGCTCAAATGTTGCAAAACGTGGGTAAATCCATTGAGATGCAAGACTTAGAGCGTAAAGACTTTGAGGCTCAAATCAAGCTATTTGATGCTGAAACTAAGCGTTTGGCTGCGGTTCAAGCGTCTATGACACCTGACCAAATCCAAGATATTGTGCTTGGCACCGTGCATGGCATGATGGTGAACGGCGATCTTGTAAATGAGATGCAACGTGACACTAGCATGGATATGCAAGAAGAAGATCAGATGGAACAACAGATGGCGCAGCCGCAACAGCCACAAGGCATGATGCCACCAGAAGGTATGCCTCCTGAACAAATGCCACCACAAGGGATGCCACAATGAAAGCGTGTGATTTTGTAGGTTTATTCTTTCTAGCCCGTGATGTGACCCATTCGGTTCACTTAAACACCCGTAGCTACTCAAAGCATAAGGCTTTGCAAAAGTTTTACGAGGGGATTATTGACTTGGCAGACTCGTTCGCCGAGGCGTATCAAGGACGTCATGGTTTGATCGGCCCAATCAGCTTGATGTCTGCAAAAAAGACTAGCAACGTGACTGAATTCTTAGAAGCACAGCTTGCCGAGATCGAAAAGGTACGCTACGATGTATGCGACAAAGACGACACACCAATGCAAAATTTAATTGACGCTATCATTGAGTTGTATTTGTCAACCTTGTATAAATTACGATTCTTAGCATAATGGCAAAAGTCACCCACACAACGCCTGCCGACGGTACGTTTAGCGCCGCGGGCGCACTTGCGTGGGATGCTGACCACAGCTTAGAAAACGTAGCTAGTTCAGGTGCGAATAGCGATATTACTAGCCTAACAGGTGTTACAGGTGGTATTTCTACCCCTGACTTTATCCAGTTTGACATTACACCTGAAACGGTACCGACAGCCGAAGGCGCTCTTTATTGGGACGCCGCCGATTCAGCTAAAACTTTAAGCCTTGTAATGACAGGTGGCAACGCCATTCAACAGATTGGCGAAGAACAGTATTTTAGAATTAAAGCTAGTGCAACTATTACCGAAGGCCAAGTAATCATGTTTACTGGCTCGGTAGGAGCTAGTGGTGGCTTAGAAGGCGCGCCCGCGACAGGCTTAACTGCTTCAACGGCTCAATATGTCATGGGCGTAGCGACTGAAAACATTGCCAATAATGGTTGGGGCTACGTAACATCTTTTGGTGTAGTGCGTGGCATTAATACTACTGGCGGCGCCGAAGCTTGGGTAGATGGTCAAATCCTTTATTACAATCCTGCGGTTACAGGTGGACTTACTAAAACCATTCCTACTGCGCCAAATGCAAAAGTTGTTGTAGCTGCGGTTGTTCACGCCGCTTCAAACGGCTCTTTGTTTATTCGCCCGTCTTTTGGCGGCGCGTTAGGACAGTATGAAGGCGACGTAAATATTGTTTCCCCAACAGCAGGTAGCTTGCTTATATACGACGGAACCAAATGGTACAACTCACCGTCTGTTAACGGAGGCAACTTTTAATGGGGCCATTTTTTAATGGAAAATTCTTTGCCGGTGGTTTTTTTCAGAGTATTATTGAGGCGGCTGACCAACTTTATGTAAAACTCCGTTCATTAGCGGAAAGAGGGAGATTTTAATGACTATGAACTTAAAAGCGATAACCGTATGTATCGGGTATCAGCAAATCACCGATTTAACTTCGGCTGTAGGGCTAACTGTACCTTCATTGGACAGAACTGGTCTTAACCAAATGCCTACTTTTGCATTAATTACTCCTTTGACTGCCAATGTACGTTGGCGTGATGATGGTATTGCTCCTACTGGTTCTGTCGGTATGCCTTTGGCTGCTGGCGTAACCCTTCAGTATGACGGTGATCTAAGAGGCATCAAGTTTATTAACAATGGCGGTACCGCCGAACTCAACATTAGCTATTACGCTTAAAGGTGATATATGGACATTTCTAACGGTTCCGGCGGCATTGACTCAAGCAAACTAATCGACTATTTCACCAAGGATTTTCTTACTGATCTTGGCAAAATGGCTGTTTTGCGTGATGAATTGGAAAAACGTCAAGGCTCAATGACTGCTGTTGATGCAGCAAACAAAAAATTAGCTGACGCTGATGCGTACGCTGCGAACAAAAAAGCAGAAGCCGATGCACTGTTAGTTGACGCTAAAGCTAAAGCTGACGACCTTAAAGCTACAAAAGTTGCCCTAGACGCTCGTGAAAAAGACCTAACTGCTGCTGAAGCAAAATCTGCTACTGATAGCGCTGCAAAAGAAAAAGCATTAGCTACTAAAGAAGCTTCTTTAGCTTCACGCGAAGAAGCGTTAGCTAAAGCTCAAGCCGAATTAAAAGCAGCACAAGATACATTAGCTACTGATCGTGTTAACCTTGACGCAAGAATTAAAGCTTTACAAGATAAAGTAGCTTCAATTAATATTTAAGCATTAAATCGTACTGGTGCGATACACCAGGGTTTCTTAAGGAAACATCGAAATGGACGAAAGTCAAGAAGTAGTGCCAGCGGAAGTATCCGCGCCAGAACAGGTGGCAACGGCTGCACCTGAAGCTGAAGAATTAGCGCCGGAAGCAGTAGAGCCAGCAGCAGAAGCACCCAAGACCTTCTCACAAGAAGAACTTGATGCCGCTATTGGTAAAAGACTTGCTAGAGAGCAACGTAAGTGGGAAAGAGAACAGGCAGCTAGAGCGACAGAAGCACAAGCTCGAAAAGCCCCAGTAGAAATCCCGCCGATTGAGCAGTTTAATTCACCTGAAGAATATGCCGACTTGTTGGCAGAACGTAAGGCAGAAGAATTGCTTGCTAGGCGTGAACAAGCTAGGATGCAGTCTGAGATCATTGAGTCTTATCACGATAAAGAAGAAGATGCGCGGAATAAATATGATGACTTTGAACAAGTCGCATACAACCCCAAGCTTCCGATTACTAACGAGATGGCTCAAACGATTCAATCTTCCGAAGTTGGCCCCGATATGGCTTATTACCTAGGGTCTAATCCGAAAGAAGCTGAACGTATTTCTCGTTTATCACCACTCCAGCAGGCTAAAGAATTAGGGAAAATTGAGGCTAAATTAGCTGATAATCCCGTAGTAAAAAAGACTTCGAGCGCCCCAGCACCAATTGCTCCGATTACGGCAAGATCCACTGGATCTTCAGCAACAGACACAACGGATCCTCGTGCCATTAAAAGCATGACGACTTCAGAGTGGATTGAAGCTGATCGCCAACGTCAGATCAAGAAGTGGGAAGCGCAGAGAAACCGCTAACTATTTTTATTAGGAAACTAAAATGTCTAACTCGATCTTAACGATTGACATGATTACACGCAAGGCTCTTGAGATCCTTGAGAATAATCTTGTTCTAACACGTAACGTAAACCGCCAGTATGACGA